TCGTCACCTTCAGCCAAAGCCGCATCAGTACGGGCAGGACGAACACTGTAACGAGTGTCGTTCTTTCCAGTACCTTCCCGAGTAATGATCACGTCAAAGCCGTCCGGGCCTGGATTAGTGAAGTCACCACCCTCATCTTTGTCGCGCCTAATTCGCTTCAAGCCGTCCCAAATAGTCTTACCAAACGCCAGGATACGAGGCGCACCTGGATTCTCACGGTCAATGACGTTCGAGTATACACGCAGCTTCGGATAAAAACTCCACGCTTTATCTCGGTCGATGGGATTGCCCGTGCGCTTTAGTCGGTCAGCCTCCTGACAAGCGGGGCAGTCCTTCTTTTCCATCAAGCGCGGACAAGTGAACCTAACGCGCTGGCCTGTAGGCGTGTCGATGAAATGTTCATTCACGATCTCGAAAGGCGATCCTCCGCCCTCGGGAGGTATAAACCGGACCTTGTTGTTACCGGGCTGCAACTTCATAAAGTCGGCCCCTACCGTCGTGGTGGCGGCAACCTGTGCGTCTTGCTTGTCCAGGTCGTCTAAGTTGAATGACCCGTATTTTACTAAATTTCCCATTGTTCTCTAATTCCTATTTTCCTAATTCGATGTTTCTGCGTGTTTTTCCGTGTTTCCTAGTAGTCTGGTGTCGTTTCTCTCCTGTTTGCTGCCTGGGTTTTGACCATTGGGTCACTCATTTCGACGCGCAAATGCGCGCCGAGGGAGATTAGCATTTCTTTCTTAGCGGACACAACGTCCACTTTCCCCTTTAGCTGCTGTTTGTTCGCTTCCGATGAGATAAACGACGCCTTCGCGGCCTGGTACTCGGCATCGAGTTGTATTGCTGCCTCGATTGCGGCGACAGTCAGTTTCTTACCTCGCGAGTCCGAGGCTTCTGCGAGATCTACATACGCCAAGGCGTGGGCACGGTCACACTTAGCCTTGGAAATCAGATAGTCTGACACAGCGTCCGCGTATTGCTGGTTGTAATACGCAAGCTCGGCTGGAACTCGCTGAAAATGCTCAGCGATGTTTAGCGGATTAATATCAATTACTTGTTGTAGAAATTCGTCTTTGCTCATTTGTTTCTCCGCTATCGCTAGCATCCTTCCAGTATTGCCAATCCGACTCAGCCCCGTCATTGACGAGAAAGGTTGTGGCCCGTTCAATAGCCCAAAAATGTCTCTTAGCGATTATTCTAGCCGCTTTTTTGTTGAAGCACACAATAAGGTAACGCTCTGGCCGATTACGCTGGGGTGAATAATCGTAGCGCCTTATTTTCACACGCTGGCATTGCGCCGCAGCTTTTTTATAGGCTTCTCCAAAGTCACCTTCTGGCAGGTCGGTAGCAGGATTTTCCTCCCTGTTCAAGAAAAAGCAAAGCTCTGAAAACTCAAAGCTGTGCGCTGCCTCGGACAGGAAAGATACCTGATCGCTGAGCGCACTTATACTCTTCTCAACAAGAGCTAACTGGGCTTGCCACTTCTTTCCGCTACAGTTGTTCACGAATTCGATTTCGTCGCTCATTTGTTCTTCCTCCATAAGTGTATTGTGCAAAGGGCCTTGTTTTTGGGGATCTAAATTGACTTTAGTTGGCCCCAGCTTTTCCCAATCTCTACATCGACTACAAGGGGTACGCCGTTGTTGGGCCAGTCGCACATAAGCGTCCTTACTTCGGAGATAAGCGCTGCCACCTTGTCGTCGTCTACTTCAAACATAAGCGAATCGTGTACGGTAAGCACCAGCTTCGCGGGAAAGTCTGTTTCCAAAATCCAATTCACGCACCTTGCAAGCGAGGCTAGGCACATATCAGACGCCGACCCTTGCACTGGCGTATTGAATGACGAGTTTTCTGCTGTACTCCGCGCCTTATCATCTGCCGACGCAATGCCAAACAGGGGCCTCTTCCGCGCAGGCTCTCCACCCCAAAAGGTCCGAGTGTATCCGTGGAGCCTGGTAAACTTCAGTTGCTCGTCGCACCATCGTTTCATCTTCGGGAAGTTGCCAAATATGGCTTTTTGAATCTTCTCTGCTTCAGAAGTCGTGATCCCTATGTCCTTCGCCAATGTCGCCGCGCCCATCCCATAAAGCAAACCAAACCCAATCCGTTTGGCCATCGACCTGTGTACCTTCGTGACCTCTTCGGGTTCTATTCCCCAGGCCTGCTTAGACACAAGTTGGGCCGTGCGAAGATGATAATCTACACCGGACTTGAAGACCTGTATCATATTCTCGTCCCCTGAAAGCATCGCTACAACGCGCAACTCTAGCTGCGAATAGTCAAGCTGCACGAGCGTCCTGCCTGCCGGGGCGACGAAACAATCTCTGGCCATCGCACTTGTCTCGGTATCCGCACGAGGAATCTGCTGGGTGTTTGGCGATTTACACGAAATCCTGCCACTTCTGGCACCAACTAGGTCAAAACTGCAATGTATGCGGCCATCCCCTAGGATAAACCCCTCCAGCTTCGTGGCATAGGTAGTGTGTAGCTTGGAGACTTTACGGAACGTGAGCATGGCATCGACAAACTCTTTTTGGTCTACCGACAAGTTCTTTGTGGCTAAGAGGTCTAGTGTGGCTTTGTCTGTAGAAGGGTTGCCTGTTGCTGTCCTATTTAGAATGGGCAACTTGTACTTGTTGTAAAGCACTTCGCACAGTTCGCGGGTCGAGTTGATGTTGAACTTGCCCTTGACATAAATCTTTGCCGTAGCCTCTTCTAGCTCCTGCACAACGACCTCGGCGAAAGACTTTATTGCGTCCCTGTCCACGAGGATGCCCCACCTCTCAACGTGTTCAATAGCCCTCGCCGCAGGAAGCATGATCGTATCCCAGACATTGCTTATCGTAGGCTCGGCCTCTAGCCTGTCCTCAAAAAGCTCACCTAGACGTGCTGTAGAAACGGCATCCCTGCCGCAGTAGCGGTTCATAGTATCCTTGTCGATTAGCCCATACGCATACGCCTTTGCGTCTGCCGTCCTTTCCGCGATGGGCCTAACCCAGGGGAGGGGTCCAATATCGGCAAGCTCTAGATCATCATCTGCGTGTTTACGGATGCGCCTGACCACTTTCTTTATTTGTTCTTCGGCTATCTCCTTGCCTCCACCCATGCCAACGGATTCTTGAAGCACCTCAAGTTTGGACACGCTTTCTGGCTCCAGCAGTTTTCGGACTAACCGTGTGTCGATATGCAGCCCTCGGACGGATACGCCAAAGAAAGCATACATAGCGTTAGCGTCATACTTAGCGTTCTGCGCGACCTTCTTCACGGAAGAGTCAGCAAACATATCAAGGAGGGGTTTCATCGCCGCCTTATCTTTCAGCACACTGCCCGTCCACACAAAGGCATCCTCGGAATCCTTTGCTGATACCGCGATAGAGATAACCTCAAAATCAGCATTGAATGTACGGCCCACAGTCTCGGTGTCGTAGGCTACCCATTCCTCTTCGCGTAGGGAGGACACAACCAGCTTAGATTCCGCAGCGCTTGTGATAAGGTTTGCGACCCCCTCCCTACTGCTCTGTGCCCTAAGCGCATCGACGTTCGCGGCTATCGCCCAGGCTAAGTCTTCCTCAAACCATTCCGTTAGGAACCTATTGTTCAGGGCGAAGTACGCACCCATGAGTGTAAACACTGGCACGCCTGACTGTTCCAACCATCCAAAGGCCTTCCTTGTTGACAGTGCGCCACCTCCACGCCCCAAGACACCCTTCATGCCCGTGGTGCCTAGCGTAATTATCTTGCTGGGTTTAGTCTCGCGTATAGTTTCTGCTAAGTAACCACGGCAAGCGCGTAACTGCTTTTCCGTGATTAGCTTGCCCTTCGCAGGGGCGCACTTTAGAGCGTAATCTAAGTACACAGGGCCACTCCAATGCTCGCGAACGATTCGTCGGAGCTTAGCGCCTACTGCGCTAGAAAAGGGCCTACCTCTAGCGTCGTCGGCCAGCAACGGGTGGTCGCCCACGATGAGTAAACCCCCTTTCTCATCGTTTCCTTCCGGCGACATGCACACATTATGCACGCCTTGGTGATGCGGGCAGAGGTCACACTGGCTATCCGTGGGCATCGCCTCGGAAAGCTCAACTGCCGCAAGCTGGGGTTCGACGTAGAGGGACAGGTACTTCACTGATTAGACTCACGCCACTTTTTCACGGCGATGGGCATCCTCCCTTCGATGTCCGTGACACGTTTCAGAATCGCAACACTGTCTTTCAGATCTAGACACTGCCCAACAATCGCATCGGTGTCGTCGATACCCGCGTCCATGAACACCTGAACTACGTCACGCAACCGCTTCGCCCCCTTGAATTCTGTCGCAGCAACGGACGCCGCTTGCGCCTCGGCTTGGACCGCTTCAATAACCGCAGGGCTAGGAACCCCGTCAGGTACGTCAATCGAAGGTGTAAATGACTTAGACGACTCGACGATTACGGGTGGCGCGTCCTCCATTTCAACCTCTGCACCTTGCGTATAAGCGTCCTCCATTTCGTCTTTAGTATCCGGCAGGGGGTGGTCTTCCGGGCTTCCAGCTAATACTTTACCGCCCTCACGTTGCAGCGCATCAGGTAACACAGACCCCAGGCCTTCCAACAGCGCCATGGGATTCTCAATTCCGTCCACTTCGATGACTGCAACATTGATTGACAGCCCTTCAAACCTAATTTTTGCCATTATTTCTTATCTCCATCACGAGCCCACGCAATCGTAGGCTTCCTGTAAAAGCCAGCCACAGTCTACGCTCGCCGGGTCTTCCCCAGCGGGCAGTTTGACGTAGCCAGCCCTGTTTCCGTTAAGTCTCAGCACTTGGCTGAGCGCGTATCCTTCTTCCCAAGCATCCCCGTCTAGTACGACGGCAACGGGT